GAAGTCTAGTGCGTATCCAATATCTTCCATGGTATTAAACTCAAAGGTTAACTCATATAGATAGGTATGACCATGAAGATTGAAGCATTTGTATTGCTCGTTCATGACTCTGTGGCCAGAGTCGAAGTTTCCCTTACGTGTTATGTACTGCACCTATTAATTATACAATCTTCACACGGAAGATCAACTATAATTACCCTCAACCACCGCCTGGTGGTGGGTTGATGTCGGTTGTCTCTTCTTCTGAATCTTCTCCTTGACATCGTGCACATCCACATCCAGTCCCTTCACCATCTCCGGATGCAAACCCTCTATAGAGCTTTAACATACAGTCATCACAGTAGTCTAGATTCTGACGCAGCATATTTTCTATTTCATCAATAGTATTGAAGTTTGATAATTGTGTAATTGTAGGATGTTCCTGTGATAATTGGTCATGATCACTGACATATTGACTTATATATACTTTGAAATCATCTAGAGTAGGAGCTCCACCGAGATTTTGTGTCTCAGCTTTAGGATCTTGCGCAAGATGAGGATCCGAACCGAGCATTGAAAGTAAATCTTCTACTTGGCCGTTAAATACATGCATGTCAATATTATTTATTCACCACTAATACCATGCTCGGCACGGATTTTATGATATATCATTTCACCCATTTCATATGGTGTGTTTGAAGGTAAGAGTTGCATAAAGCCTTGCAAGTTTCCTTTATCTGCTTCTTCACGCGCTTTAGAAGCACTAATACCAGAAGCATCATCACTATCAGGATCTCTTTCTGCACCAACTGATACAACTTTAAACTTGTCAAATTTAAAAGCTAACTTGTCATCACCGACCTCAGTTTCATGCCAGTTGTACTTATCAAATCGTTCTTGAAAATCTTTAACGCGATCTGATCCTGCTACCATCTTTACATCTTTAAATCCATGATCTCGCAACCAATACCCAGCATCAAACGGGCCTTTGATTCCTGAATCATCGACAAACCTAACTTTGTCAAATACAGCGTCCAATAAATCTACTTTATCACTAAAATCTAAGGGATTCTTTTTTGTATCTTTTGTTCGAGTAACAAAAACAAACAATTCTCTGTTTTCATCGTCAGCTATTTTCATAGCATGATTGATTACCATCTCATGACCCGCTGTAGGAGGGTTCATTCTACCAGATACAAATATAGCTTTAACATTTGTATTCTCAAATGAATAGTCTTTGATTATTTCTTCAAATAGTAGATCAAATTTCATCTTAATTTTTTAGCTAATAACTCTTCGTATTGTTCTTTCCACTGCAATTTATCAGACTCGTTAAATGCTTGCCGTACCCAATTAGATATGCTCTCATTATCAATACCAAAATCTCTAAATGAACCTATAAGACTTTCTATTGTCACATTTACACGCATTCTCTCTTCGGGTGATAACGGTTCTGGGACTGGAACACCTGGTAGCTGTTGCTGCTCAGCTGGATCTTCATCATCTTCATCATCTTCATCTACGTCAGGTAAGTAATCTGGCTCATAGCCGGGAGCTTCTGGATGCTCCCACGTATCTGCTTCACTCACAGGCATTTGATAAGCTTCCCAAATTAATTCTTCGTCATTATTTTTCATTATCTACCCTTTAAATCTTCTGGTTTAATCTTACCTCTACCAAATTTAAACAAGCCTAAAATCTGATTTACCGGGGCAAAATTGCCTGTAAATTTATATGTGTGCCCGTTAAACCTGAAAACAAACCCTTCTGCTGGGCTACTAAGCTTATCTGCTGATCCAAGCTTGGTCAATTGCTTTTTTAGTATGTCTATAGCTTCATCATGACCTGAAGCTTCAATATTTCGAATTGCTGTAGCTACTTCTTGTCGTTGCCGGGTTAATTCTGCTTTATTGTCAATAATTAGAGCACTTTCTAATGAATGTAACATCTCAACACTAAACTCATGTACTGCGATTTCGAGTGGTGCTATATAACCTTTAACTATTTCAACCCGATTATCATAAAATTGTTTAACCTTTTCTTTATCATCAGCGTCTAAATCTTTAATAATCTGTGTAATTGTAGGGGATTTATCAAATCCTAAAGATTTCCACTTAGTCTCATCCTCATTTTCGACAATTTTTACTAAAAGTATGTTAACAAATCGCGGTTTTAAGCTAGGAACATCGCGTTTGATGTCACTTTTGATATTTTTGATCAAATAATCTTTAATTCTCTGATTATCCTTAACACCTAGCTTACGAATCGCTATAAAAACGTTGCGTAAGGCAGTATCATTTTCTAATCTACCTAATCGGGTAATAGCATCCCCCATAATTTTATAACTATCATTGTCTATTACTTCATTCATTCTTTCTAGTGCACCAGCTAGCTGAGCTGCCCTCTGAGGATCAAATCCATCCTTAATCTCTCCAGTACGGAAATTAACTGCTGCATATGCAGCGTCTCTATGCACTAATAGTGTATTATAGTCGTAGTTTATAACATTACTGGAACGACTATCAATTATTTCTGCACTATAGAAAATATTACCCTCAGGTCCGAACAAATTTACAATCTCATCATCACTCAAGGCACTAATACCCTTCTTAAACATATTGAATGCATGTAAAAATACTGCCTGAATATGACCTTTACCTGGACCTGCAAACTTTTTAGACAATTCTATAGCATCCATACCACCAGCTTTAGCATTACCTTTATTTCTTACTGCTCGAGCATCTCTTTTTTGAATATTATATGTAATAAAAATATTTTGACCGTCAGTTTTTTCAGTACCATCTAGTTCACCTTCCGAAGCTTTAGTGAGAATATTTTTTATATCACCAAAAGTTAAATCCCAATTGTCATATAAGTGATCCATATGACCACCTAGGCCACCTTCGTTAACAAGTACATATTTACTAAATGTAATCATTAATCTGTTTCAACTTCTGACGGGTTTGTTTTTTGCGCTATAAGATCGCGAAGTATGGCTAGTTGTACTTCTGCATTTTCTGGTGTAATATCCTCTGCAAATGCTTCACCCTTTTGCGCTGCACTTAATGTTGACGGATCAATACCAAGAGCATCTTTAATATTTTGTGTAAACTCAACAATTTCATCAGCTGATATAAACTCCTCAGCTTTTTTCTTAGCAGCTGTCTTATTAGCTACTGTACTAGCGCCAACGGCCTGCGCAGGTGCACCCATACCACCCATAGGATCACCCATCATTGTTGGATCTACCGCAACATCTTGCTCTTTTAAAACAATACCTGCATTATCTGCATACTCTTTAAGGAATCTTTCAAGCTTACTCATGATATATAAATTATTTATTGTATATTGTGATTAGTAAGTTGGATTAGTCCGATTCTTCTTTACATCGGATCCCGGGAAGAGAATATTCGGGGTCCCAAAACAGCCTATAAGACTTTATTCTTGTACTAACACATAATCAACTGTTTATTCTTAATTTGTTGAAAAAAGTTATTCGACATGTAGAGTAACCCGTATCTTTTAGCAAAACATCTTGCTTTAGTGAAAGTATATTTAGAAATATCGAAATTGTCGATAGCTGATTTAGCACCATTGATGATATCTGCAGTGTCTCCATTATTTTTTCGAATATCGTTACGTATTGTACTGAATTTTGAGTCTGTATATAAGAATTTTATCGGAAGCATTTTAATGATCTTTAAAATAAGCTTGTTGAAGAAGGTTTGCAATTCTAAAGTATCAATATAGTTGTTTAGCTGATAGGTTGGTACTATAGTTTCACTATATACTATAACAATTTTGTTTTCACCCTTGACCGAAAGAACATAGTCACAAAGACCCTTAAGGATATAATGGTACATCAACCGCTTAACATGCTTATTCCTTATATTGACTGTATTGTCTTTAATAAGCTTATATTCATCCAGCTGATTTATCAATTCAGCTTCAACATGATGTTTTAATATGCCAGAAAAGTCTATAAGTTTAAGATTGTGCAGCGGTACATTGATTATCATTTTGTTTTCGGCTTTTTACCTATACGGCAATTTATAATTCCGTTGTAATACTCATCGGACAGCAGAACTTTGTGTTTAAATTGGAGTTCAGCTTCCCTATAAGCCAATTCCCACTTATTATAGCATAATCCGAGAATAGTGAAAGCAAAATCTCCCTTTCCTTGCAGATTTATTTCTTCATTTAGCTGATTACAGCTACCAGTATAGGTTTTCCAATCCGATTCTTGTATAATGTGCCGCTTATTCCTTCTACCTTTAAGAGGTGGTCGTTTAATAGTTTTGACCATTTGTTTTTTACCGATATACTTCCGATTAGTGTGGATATTTTTTATTTCGTATATAAAACCATAGCACCCTTCAGGTATTATACCGTTAAACTGCCAATGACCTAGATCCATATGGAATACTTAGAAGGATAATTTACATGGCAATTTTTGATCGCCGGATCATAGGGATTTTTGAGTCTGTCAACTTCTTTTGGTGCTTCTCGCGCCGATTATATCCTTTTTTACCCTTTTTTGTGGAATGAGGTTGTGAAGAGCTCCCCATAAAGCCCTGAGGGCATTTGCGCACCTTAGTTTCCTTCTTTTTCTTATTATCTTCTTTCAATTTCTTATTGGGTAGAAAATGAGGCATCATTCTTCCATCTCCAGGAGCATATGTGTCGCCTGGAAATTGAGTACCGGTAGCTCCCATGCCAGTAGATCCCGCGGTCATTTGCTCGCGCAGAACCTTTTCAAAATAAATATCAAATTTTGATGGCCTTTTCATGTTTATATACTATTATTTATGGTAATAATGGAGTTGTTAGAGACATATATACAAGAACTAACACAGGATACAACTTTGGATGAGTTTACTATGAGGGATGTCCAAATGAAATTGCCCGGTATAAAGCATAAGTGGACAGGTCGATTAATGCGCGCCAAAATTGACAAACAACAACTACAAAGAGAGCGTGAAAAGACTGTTAATAAATATGCTAATATCTTAATTGAGGAGAGTCCGATTAAATTGAGCTTCCCTGTAGCTAAACAAAAAGTTGAGAGTCACGAATCAGTCGCTATTATTAACAATAACATACATCAGCTAAATATTGTCATAGAGTTTTTAGAAAAAACAGAAAAGACATTGAGTAGTATGACGTTTGATATTAAGAATCTGACTGAGATAATGAAGTTAGAGCTGCAATGATGTCTATAATATTTGATTGGGATTCCTCGCGACGTCAAGGAAAGATTTCCGGCTCGCATTTTAACGAAATCCGAGAACATTTTTCTGTTAAGAATGATGCTGCAAAATTTGCTCGTTTTCGTGGGAGGTATATGCCTGCACGAAGATATGCAATAACTCCAGCTGGTCGATTTGATATTGGTATGTATAAAGAAATAAAAGACTTTATCACAGAGCAGCAATATAATGTTGACACTGTTGCAACTTCCGATTTTAATGAAAAGGCTAAACCTTCACATCGTGAAATAGATATTCCTAAACTACAGCTAGAATTGAGACCATATCAGCGTAAGATTGTGCGTTCGTGTTTTAATAATGGTCGTGGTGTTGTTATATTAGCAACCGCAGGTGGTAAAACACTTACTATAGCTACATTACTGCAAGGTTATTATGAATCTGTATCTAAAGACTTTAAATGTGTATTAATAGTACCCGATCGAGGTTTAGTAGAGCAAACTACAAACGATCTTATTGAATATGGTGTCGATTTTCGTGTATCTAAATGGACTGGTGATGACAATTTAGATTTGTCTGCTAATGTTATCATATGTAATATAGGTATATTGCAAAGTAGCAAGTCAGATACATCTTGGCTAACAGATGTTGATATGTGTGTTGTTGACGAGGTACATAAACTTCGAAAAGGTAACAAGATCAATAAACTTTTCAAGCAAATTCGCACGCCTAATATATATGGATTTACAGGTACTATGCCTGAAGAGTTAATCGATCAGTGGAATATTATAGGTAAGATAGGTCCAATCATATATGAAAAGAATAGTTATGAGTTGAGACAGCAAAGTTACATATCAGATGTAAAGGTACAAGTATTGAAATTAGAATATGTTGGTCAGCCAATCTATCCGCGAGATATAAGTGACCCATCAGAGAGATATAGAGCTGAACTCGATTTTATTATACATAATAATTTTAGAAATGATATTCTTTCTAATTTATGTACACGTGTTAATAGTAATATTCTTATTTTAGTTGACTATATAGAGCACGGAAATGTATTACATCAGTATATATCTAAAAGAGCAAACGACAAGCGAGTATATTTTATTAGAGGTGAGGTTGATATACAGGATAGGGAAAAAGTAAAGGACATAATGGAGATGGAGGATAATGTTGTCGTTGTTGCCATATCTAAAATATTTTCAACTGGTATTAATATAAAGAATTTACACTATATTGTTTTTGGTAGTGGTGGAAAAGCTAAAATTAAAACAATACAGTCAATTGGTAGAGGTTTACGGTTGCATAAGAATAAGTCTAAGCTTATCATATTTGATATTGGTGATGAACTACAATATGGTATGAGACATTTATCGAAGCGACTAAACCACTATAAGACGGAGAATATAGAATATGGCATCCAAACAATCAAAGAAAAAAGTGATCAAGAAAGCGACTAAAGAGCCAGCAGCTAAAAAGCCAGCAGCTAAAAAGGTAGCACCTAAAAAGGCAACACCTAAAAAGGTAGCACCTAAAAAGGCAGCACCTAAAAAGAGGCGAAAGAAATCTTCAAAAGAGAAGAAGGCTCATTATGTAAACGCTAAAGAATTTTATCAACAGATTTGTGATTATTACAAGACAGGTGTATTACCTGACTATTTAGCTGAATCCATTAATAAAATCGCAATCGGGTTAAGTTATGCACCAAACTTTATAAACTATTCGTATAAAGACGATATGATAGGTGATGCAATTCTAAAAATGTTCTCGGCGCTGAAACATAAAAAGTTTAATGTTGAAGCTGGTAATAATCCATTTTCATATTTTACAACTATTGCATTTCATGCATTTATAAATAGAATAAAAAAAGAAAAGAAGCATCGCGAAACATTAACCAAATATCAGGAAACGGTGTATAACGAAATGTTAGAGAGCTCCGATTACAATGTACCGCCAGCTGGTAACGCAAATGAAAATACAACTTATGAATAGTATATGATTCATCAATCTAAAATTTGCTGCATCAGTGATATACATATAGGTATTCATCAGAATAGTAATCAATGGCACGGTATTACGCTTAAGTGGGCCAAGTGGTTACGTGCAGAGTTACAACAAAAAGGTATACGCGATATTATTATTAGTGGTGATTTCTTTCATTATAGAGACGAAATCGCTGTTAATACTATTCACTTTGCAACAGAAGTTTTAGATCTGTGGAAAAACTTTAATATCATAATGCTGGTTGGTAATCACGATGCATATTATAAAGATAGATCTGATGTCAATTCACTATCAATTTTACATGGACGGGATAATATTACTGTCGTATCCGATCTCATAACTCATGATGTATTTGGAAATAAAGTCACATTTTGCCCATGGGGATGTAATTTAGAAGATATCCCATTAAGTGATATAATATTTGGTCATTTTGAAATACAAAACTTTAAACAAAACTCATTTAAGATTTGTTCAACCGGTGTTAAGTCTACAGATTTACTAGATAAAAGTAAGTTAATTATATCCGGGCACTTTCATTTACGAGATGAGCGTACATATGATAGTGGTCGTATATTATATCTCGGCAATCCGTTCCAGATGGACTTCGGTGATATAGATAGTATTAAAGGTTATTATATTCTAGATTTGGATACACTTGAGTATGAGTTTACTGAGAATAAACTGTCTCCCAAATATAAAAAAATATATTTATCTAAGTTAGTAGCACAGGGTAGTATAACTGAGAACGTCAAGCAAGAGTTTGATGGTAATTTTGTAAAATTTATTGTCGATAAGAATATATCTCCCGATGAAGTAGATATACTAATGCAAAAATTTTATAAATTTAACCCTTTATCGATTAATGTTGACTACGCTGTTAATTTTAACAAGTATAAGCTCGATGAGAGTATAATTCATGATTTTTCAGGTATCGATGTAGAGACAGCTATTCAAGAGTTTGTTAATATAATTGATATTGAAAATAAAAAGGATGTTATACGGTACACAACAGATTTGTATCGTAAGTGTGTTTAAATATGAACTGTGTAAAATTCAATAAAGTTAAAATAAAAAACTTTCTATCGGTTGGTGGTGACCAGGTTGAAGTAGAGTTTACACCTGGTTTGCATATTATTACTGGAGTAAACAAAGACAAAGCAGATCGCCGAAACGGTGTAGGTAAATCCACTATTGCAGATGCTATACACTTCGCTATTTTTGGTACAACAATCCGCGAGCTTAAAAAGGAAAATATTTCTAATAACTTAGTAACTGGTACTTGCGAGATCGTACTCAACTTCACTGTCATTGACAAAGAAGTCAAAACTGAGTATAAAATTGTCAGAACATTAGAACCATCAAAGTGTTACTTATATATTGATGGTGAGGATAAGACTAGAGATTCAATTAATAATACTACAGATTATATTTTAAAGATACTAAATGTCACTACAGACGTTTTTCAAAACTGTATGGTTATGACACTGAACAATACTGTACCGTTTATGGGCAAGAGAAAGATTGATAAGCGAAAATTTATTGAAGGTATTTTTGGGTTGGAAGTTTTCGGTCAGATGTTGTCACGCCTGAGATCTGAATATAATGATGTTAAGAGAGATTCTGAGGTCAATATTGGAAAGTATGAAGAAGTTGCGAGATCCTACGAGACGGCAAAAAAAAGTAAAGATGAGTTCGCTGTAAAGCAAAAAGATAGGATTATTAAGATTGAGACTAGAAAGTCAAATAATACTGCAGAGTTAAATCGCTTGAGTGAAAAGATTGTCGATATAGATGATAATACAATTTCATCCGCTGAGAGTAAGATAAAAAAAGCTGAGAAGAGTATTGAGTCGTGTGAAGAAAAAATAACTTCAATTAATAAGAAAATTACTACTCATGAAGCGGAACTAAAGTTTAAACGAAAGAAGTTGTCTGAAATCGGTACAAGTAAGGATAAGTGTCCAGTATGTTTAAAGCCTATTAGCGAAAATGATAGAAGTCATATCGATATAGAAAAGATATCAATAGGTGATGAGATTTCTAATATTAACAGTAGCATCGAAGCACAAAACAAAAAATTGACAAAGGCTGTAAGTGTTAAAGGTGTTCTTAAAACTGATCTACAATCAAAAATAACATCTCTTAATGACTGCAAGTTGAAGATTCAGGAAGTCCAAGGTAATAAAAAAAGAATTGACCAGCTAACTACATGGAATAGTGAAATAGATAGTGAACTAAAAAATGTTAATTTTGAAACAGATCAATACGATAAATCAATCAGTCAATGTCAAGATAGGTTGAAAGCTTTGCAAGCTGAAATTGATAATATTAAGCATAAACTATCAATTTTGGATGTTGTAAAGTTTGTTGTTTCTGAAGAAGGTGTAAAATCATATATCGTAAGAAAAATATTACAGCTGTTTAATAGTAAGCTTGCGTATTATTTAGATAAGATGGATGCAAACTGTATTTGTATTTTTAATGAGTATTTTGAGGAGGAAATAATTAATGAAAAGGGTAAAGTTTGCTCTTATAACAATTTTAGCGGAGCAGAAAGAAAGAATATTGATTTAGCATGCTTATTTGCATTTATGGACATCCGTCATTTGCAAGGAAATGCTGTATATAATTTTAGTATATATGATGAGTTATTGGACACTAGTTTAGATGAAAAAGGTGTGGATTTAGTCTTAGAAATCTTAAGAGAGCGTGTAGAAAAGTACAATGAGTGTGTTATGATTATTAGTCATAGAAAAGAAAGTGTTAAGATAGGTACTCACTATAAAAATTCTGGTGAAGTTATATTTTTAGAAAAGGAGAATGGAATTACCCGCCGCGTTGAGTTTAACGAATAGGTAATTAATTAATTGTATGTTTACGCCTCAAATACCAGGGATACAACTGCCAGGAGCTCCAATCGGTGCGCCAGCGAATTCGCTGTTTAGTCAATCTGCTCCACAGCCTGTACAGCCGGCTCAACAACCACCTGAAATGGATTTTGACAGAAGTGTTAATTATTATGCTGATTATAGTGGGTGTGGTCATTGGCGGATGATTTGGCCTGAGCATATGTTAAATGCTCATCAAAAAGCTGTAGTTCACGGATCAACGATGATGGTGCTAGATGAGCGATGGTATGCTGGTACTAAAACTGTAAGGCTACAACGACAAGCGACTGAGCACCAATTGCAGTTTGTACGTTTATTGCGTGGGTTCAGTCAAAAGCATAATTTTAAACTTTGTTACGAAATTGATGATTTAGTTTTTCATGAAGATATACCAGACTATAATAAGTTTAAATCTGCTTTTATTGATCCTAAAATACGCGAATCTGCATTAGCCATAATGAGTGAGGTTGATGAGATTACTGTTACAAATAAATTCATGCAGGAATATTATAGGTCAAAAACTGGTAATCAGAATATTACTGTAATACCAAATTACCCTCCAAAGTGGTGGATGGATAATTATTATGATATAGACGATATTAACAAAAATTATACACAGCACAGAAAGAAGCCGCGCATTCTTTACTCTGCTAGTGGGGCACATTTCGATGTTGAGAATCGTGTAAATCAGCGCGACGATTTTTTTCATGTTAATGAAGCTATAGTTAAAACAGTCGACAAGTATCAATGGGTATTTGTCGGAGCATATCCATTACCGTTACAGCAGTTTGTGACTGCTGGTAAGATAGAATTTCACCCGTGGCAGCGATTGTATGAGTACCCTAGTTTGCTTAATAGTCTTGATATTAATATGTTTATTGCTCCTTTACAGGACAATACTTTTAATAAAGCTAAGAGTGATTTAAAGTATATCGAAGCTTGCTGTTATGGTTTGCCCATCGCGTGTCAGGATATTTGTACATATGAAAATGCTCCTATTCGTTTTAAAACCGGAGATGAAATGTTAGATCAAATTAGTACAACACTCAAACATAGAAGTAAATATATTGAAGCGTGTAAGGCTGGTCGAGCAGTCGCTGATACGCGCTGGCTCGAGCTTGATGAGAATATAGATAAGTATATGGAGCTGTACAAATATCCGTATAGAGATCCAGAAAGAAAGTTTTTAAATTCGCTTGCAGAGAACAAATAGTTCCTCTATAATACTCTTATGTACCGTAATGTTGCGTATATGTCTCGGGACCAAACTGTCCGTTTATACACATGGGATAAGGATGGAAAACGTGTATGGTTTGATCTGCCGTATCGGCCGTATTTGTATATAGAGCCAGGTACTAAACAGCGCAGCGACAAAATCTCTCTGTTTAAAACCAATCTACGCAAAAAAGAATTTGCAAATGAATATCGGCGTCGAGAATATATTAACGATCAGTCAAGACAGAGATGTTCGGACGGACCTTTACGTATATTTGAAAGTGTATCTGCTCCACAACAGTTTTTAATTGATCAATATTGGCAGCAGAGTAGTACCCCAGAATTTTCACAGTTTCCTATAAAGGTTTGCTTTGTTGATATTGAAACATATAGTCCAGATGCATTTCCAACACCGGAGCGAGCATCAGATACTGTTAATGTGATTACCGTATATGACAGTATTGATAAAAAGTTTTATACGTGGGGATTAGGTGAATATACAACTGAGCGTGATGGCGTCGTTTATAAAAATTGTTCCTCCGAACGCGAACTTCTTCTGTCATTTGTTCAATATATAGAATCAGATCATCCTGATATACTATCTGGCTGGAACAGCGAAATGTTTGATATACCATATTTGGTT